GACGGGCTCTGATCGATTGATAAAGCGATGTGTATTGACCGTCAGTGATCTGGTCATTCACGAACATCTCGCGGGCCTCTTCAGCCGAGAGATTCCCGTCTACGTTGTCACGTAGTGCAGCATTGTATGCCGCTGTTTGAGCTTCTCGTGTGGCCTTTTCTGCTTCGCGCTCGGCAGCAATACGTTCGCGCTCCTGCGATGCAACCCAAGCATCAGCTCGCGCAGTCGCTTTATCTAAAACCGCAAAAGGCAGATCTTCACCGTACAAGTCTGAAAGTGTTGAGATTGCTTCGTTTGCAGCCTCGGCACCTCCATCGAGATATGCAGCCTCGGCAACGATCTGCGCCTCTCCAGAGATGCCTGCAGCAGTGATAAGATCTGCGAGCTCAGCGTTCTGATCTTCGCCCCAACCGTCTGAGTATTCGAACCATGGATCGTTGACCAACTGGCTTACGTTCCCCTCCACCTCTCCGATGAGACGCTGGACCTCGGGAGATTCCATCGCGTCCAATCCCTCACGCTCCAGAATGTTGGACAGTCTCTGTTTGTTTGATGTGATACGACGAATGGAAGTGTCTGCAGCCTCTTTGCGATCAGCTTCCTGACGAGCCAACGCAATCGACTGTACGGTCTCCGTCCGACGATCATTGAACGCCATCTCGACCAGCTCTCGCTCTTCACGAGGCATGTTCGACAGATACTCGGACCCAAACGCCTTGAGAGCCTTGTCGACGGCGCCGGCATCCATGCCGATCTCTTCATCCATCTCCAGCTCAGATGACTTTTGCTCGTAGTCTTCGAGCGCCCGGTCAATTCTCAGCTTCTTTGCGACCTGATTATAGGCTTCGTCCGCTTCGTCCTGATACCGAAACCAGAGGAACTTCCGCTCCCGAGATGGTAGGTTTACCGGAACCAAGCCCTCGCGATCGTTTGTCGCTTCAGCAAAATCTTGTGCAGCTTCCTCTTGAGCATCCTGGGCCCGCTTTGCATCCACAGATCGACGGATTTGACCGGTAACGTCTGCAATGTCTGAATATACTGACGCAGCTGCCCGCTGGCTATCTCCAGCGGAAGCTATGCTCGGAACCCGAGAGATGTTTCGTCTTTGGATTAAAGGGAAGCGCATTAGCCATAGGCCTCATTCAATGTGCCCAGGGCGCGAGCTGTACCCTGAACCAGTGCAGCAGTTCCTCGGGCTCTCGCGCCAGCAGCTTGAGTTCGAGCGTTCACAATCCCAAATCGCGTCTCAAGAACGTCGGAGTTTTCATTCAGCTTAGATCGACGCCGCTGCTCACGAGAGATCGCCATAGCTGTAGCACCGCGCCCCGAAACGTTGCTGGAACCGCGAAGCGCCTCAATCGTTGAAAGAGCCTCATTCAGCGAGCGACGGTGATGTGCGGATTTCGACTTCGCCTGAGTGGCCAGTGCCTTAGCGCGATATTCGTGAGCTTTGGCGTCAGAACGAGCTGCAGCACGAGCCTGCAATCCGCCGAAGAACTGTAACCCTGCCTGTGCTGGCGCGCTCATGTTCTTGATTCCTTATACGTGACCGATCGAACCTGGAGCTTGTCTCCTTGACCCTGTATCTGCGAGATCGTGAAATCCTTGAACGCATCCCAACCATCGCAGTAAAAATGCTCGATCCGGGTCGTTGGTGTTGCAATGGTCTCGAGATCCGCATCGAACGGAGCTGAAGAGCGCCATTCTCCATTACCATAGAATCCGCCAGAGGTGATCACATCAACGAATACTTCGTTCAGATGCATCAACGTTTGACCCACCTGTTGATCTCGACCGGATGAAGGTGTGATCGTAACATCGAAGTCTATGCCGACTGTTTGATCCACGGCTGGAGGCTCGTTCGGGATCTCGCCATCACTGGCCACCTCGCCAACATTGATGACCGCCGTGTCCCTTCGAACATGCATCGTCTCACCAATCCCGTCAGTGAGCGGGGTCTTGTAGGAAATTTCAGCATCCATGACGGCATCCCATTCGAACAGAACCATCATGTCATAAGGCGTATCAGATCGACGAATGAAGCCATAGAACGCGCCAGCCTCAGCCGCGAATGCTGTAAACTCTGCATCCAGTCCAGCTTCCCAAGGAACCCATCCGGCAATGTCATTACCACCGCCAATGTTCTCCCCGCGACGACGAACCAAAAGCGCAACGGTGCCATCCGAATTAAGGACACAGATCGCTTTCTCTTTTCGCGGAGCAATGCCGTTGACGTAAGTCAGATCCACTGGTGTCTTCAAAACACCCTCGCTCAACACCGAAATGTCGCGCGTCCCCCAAGACCGAACCTGTGTCCCGAGAAGCTCGTAGATGACCAAGCGCTCATTTGTGTCGATTATGGCCACGCCACTGTCGACCTCAACCGGCTGAATCTCAGAAGCGCCCTCTGGCTGCAGTCTGTCGAAATCAACAGCGGTAGGCGTGAACTGCACTCCCCGTCCCTGCGGTACATACCAGGATCCGGTTCGCGTGAAGATTAGCAGCAGCTCCGACGCCACAAGGTGACGGATCTCAGAAATGCCCGATGCCGTGATGCCGACAATAAAAGGATCACCGTCCTGCACGTCTGATATGATCCGGAAGTCGCCCGGGATGCCGGACGCTGATGCAGCCATGTATGTCGGAGCATCCCGAAAACCAGCGAACACAAGACGGTTCGAAAAGAACGCCACCGTTCTAGGATACCCGCGAGCTGGGCTCATCATCTGCTCTCGCCACCGAACGGTTGGCCCAGGAGTCGAGCTGATCGACGCCGATATAGCCTGCGTCGACCGAGGTCCAATTAAGTCTTCTGTGCCAGCCACATCAAAGTTATCGTAACCCTGAGTGTTTGCAACATACACATATGATGCATCAACATTGACGACTTCGCCCCGAATCTGAGACGTCCCACCGCTAACTACATCTCCAACAGAGTAGGATAATGGGCTCGGAACCGTCACACGGTAAGTCGGATAAAGCGTTCCGATGATTGTGGCGCCAGCTGTCACTCCCGAAACACTGGTGATCTCCACGTCTTGATCGTAGATCTGAATGCGCGTTCCAACGTGGTCCGCAGTAAGCACAGCTGACGAAAACGTCAGAGTTACAGACCCCGACGTTCCGCTCGATTGGACCGTAACCCCATCATCTTCAAACCGATGATAAGGATGCGCGATGGCGCCATCAGGGTAAACCTCAAACCCGACATCTGCGAAAGACCATGCGCCGTTTTTGTACTCCAGCTTTTTGGTCATGAAGGACTCGTGGGCGAAATAGATCGCTTCTTCACTATCGGTCACAGTCATGGTCCGAACGTTCAGATCGGTCCAGGGCGCGGATACTGAAAGCTCTACGGTGCCATCCAATCTGTAAACAACCAGAGACCCAGAGCGCATTGCAACGATGCGCTGCTCTCCATCCTCTCGGCGAACAAGGCGTGATCTCTTGGTTTGTGATGTGCTGGTTACGAAACTAGATCCGCAGCGACGGATCATATTTCCAGTATCAGCCGGGAAAGCATTTAGCGCCGCCTTACACGAGGCGTTCAACAGGTCGTCATCAGTTGCCAGAATTTCCTCTGGAACCTGCCCAAACCCGAAATCTGTACGAACGTCCCTACCTCTGCGCACGACCATACCCCTTGTGCGCCGCCACCAGCGGACCAGGGCGATCATTTTCTTTCGGACGTTGAGAGTAATACTCGGTCGACATCGCTCTTAATCGGGTATCACTCGCCAAGCTTATCAGATCCCGAGCACCAGCACGGTCTTGCAACAATGCGCGAGAATAAATCGCCGCCATATCCAAGACGACCGATTCAGCGAAATCCGCGGACCAGTCGCCCTCGGGTGCTCGATAAGTGTAAACGAGCTTCAGCGTCGTCTGCTTATTGAAATGCAGGAACGCTCCGTCGATATCGTACTCCTGGTTCCTCTGATCGTCGACCAAAACGTATCGAGGAAGCAGCATATCGTTGGGCAAATCATAACGATGCTTCAGAGGAGCGCCGGTACTGTCTCGGTAAAGAAGTTGCTTTGTTTTCTTTGCAAATTTCCAGCCATGAAGGCTGAGAGCGGAGTTGACCACACCTTCGTATCGGTTCCTCGCAATCCGACCCTGCGGACTGTTTTCCGTGATGCTCGTGAGCGGCACACCACCGATCGTGGCCAGCGCCGCGCGACAGACTTCTGTAGGGGATGCGTAGGCCGATAACATGATGCCATTTTCGATTTTCGGACCCTATATCCCACGCACTAAAAAAAGCCCCGACACAGAGGCCGGGGCAGTTTGGGGGGACGTGGTGGTGGCCCTAGAGCTCTTCCAGAATTTTCATGTGTCGACTGATCTTACCTCCTTTGACACGAAGCTTCGTGCCAGGGAGGCGAACAGCATCCTGGATAAAATGTTTGGTGATGAGCTCGCACCGATAGAATTTCTTGGGATCAACATCTCTCAATGAAATAGATTTGATCTCTTCTTCTACCGCTTCTTCGACTACCGCTTCCTCAGCCTCGACCTGTTCGGCTTCGGCTTTGGCAGCAACGTCTTCGTTGAGAACCTCTTCAACGAGCTCTTCAGTGACTTCGGGTTTCTTGGCCGGCATTAGTAGGCCCTCGCATACGCTTTGACCATCTGGCGATCCAGCGCGATGAACGCGTTGAACTTACCAGCAGTCAGAGGGCCGGTGGCGACCACGTAGTTGACACCGAGGTAGCGCTTCCGCGTCCCGCCAGGGATACGAATTGCCCAGGCCTCTGTGCCCGCTGTGAGATTGGCCTTTCCAATAACCGCACTCTCGGCAACAACTGTTGCGGAAGACATGTCGGCATTGTCAGATTCGACCAGTTGAATAGTGACGGTCGCTGCACCAGCAGCCGCCACATCTTCGCTCACACCAACGATAAGCCACGGTGAAAAGTTACCCCCGCCAAAATCTGGCGGCTGGGTTCCAAGATCTTTCCAATTGGTAGACAGGGCGGTCGCAGTGACCTCCTGCTCCTTGGAGAAGATGTCTCGTTCGTTCAAACGCATGTGTGTATCTCCTTCAAGCGTCTTAGAACCCGGTGACAGCGGCTTCTGTGTTGAGGATGGCGTCACAGCGGATCAATGGAGTTTCATCGATCGAGGTGACAGTTGAGCCGCCCGCTTCCATCTGGCCAAACCGGACGTTGGTCTGGTTGAGGCGATGAGTGCGAAGGTACTCGCGAACGGTGCGGTTACAGGCGAGGAATGCCCCGTTGCCGAGCTTATCGATCCGCTCGAGAGCGATTGCGATCAACTCGAAGAGGTCTGCGCCGCCTGACGCATCTCGTGTCAGGGCCGTAACGTCGATGTTACAGATCCGAACAACAGAGCGCCAATCTTTCAGCGCCAAGCCATTCTGCCACTTGAAGTGGTCCTGATAGGCCTCGTAACGAGATCCATCAGAATTCTGCACCGTGACCTGACCCTTATCTGTGCGAGACAGACCAGCGCTCGATCCTTTCGGATAGATGCCGCAAACAGAACGATCGCCTGGGCTGATAAGCCAGATCGAAGTATTGTTTGAGCCGGTCCCGCCACCGTCGATGACGTTCACTGCGTTGTTCGCAGCAGCCGTGTCGCCGGTATTATAGCGCGGCGCAAGGCCCATGAAGCGCTCGGGGTTGATGTTGGTGTTACCATAGAAAATGGTCTCAGCCATTGACTGGCCCATGCCCTCGATGTGCGCCACAGCTTCGTCCATACGGAACTTAGCGGTGTTGCCATTGAGATCGGCCTCATCCTTGTCGGGCTCAGAGTAAGCCTCAAGGTTGCCGATGGTATCCGTGACCTTGGCGGTCTCAGATTTCGTCGGCATGACGCCTTGGTACATGTTGCGCCAAGTTGGCTCAGGGATACCAGTTCGAACGGTATGCGTGTGACCAGTCGCGGAGTTCGCCTCCATCGATGGCCAGAAGTTGAAAATCTCATTGGTTTCATTGAGAATTTCAATGATGACGTTTTCGTCTTGCTCGCCGTTGGTATACCGGGTCGCCCAATCCGTCAGCGTCATCGCAGAAGAGCTAAGCAAAGGCATTAGCGATTACCTCCATAGAAGATGTTTTCTGCAGTTGCGGTTTCGCCGTCACCCGTGTTGGGATCGTTGCCGGCGCCCTCTTCACTCAGGCGAGCGAAAAGATCTTCGACGACCAAAATCGCTCCGGCAGTGTTCAAACCGCCCATGAGCTCTTTGGCCTTGTCGTCTCCGATGATGTTCGTCGCTGCCTGACGGACTTGTTCAATTCGTGCGATCGCCTTGTCGCGATCTGTATTCAAAACTTTGAGCTCAGCGGTCTCGGTCTCTTCCGCGATTGCCTTCTGAGCATCAGCGGCTTCTTTTAGCGCTCGGCCATAAAGGTCGACCACTTGCTGCGCCTGAGATTGCTTTGCGCCTAAGCCGTGAAGAAGACCGCGGATCTCTCCAACCAGAGGATCGTCGCTGTCGAGCTCAAGCTTATTGCCCTCGGAATCCACAAGACCAAGATCGTCGCTGAACGAGATCTCATAGTCTTCGGCCTTCTCTACCGTATCTTCGTCGGAAGTTTCTTCGGAGGTCTCTGATTCTTCGGTTTCGGTTTCTTCAGAGGTCTCAGTCTCAGTATTTTCCTCAGTCTCAGTCGTCTCGTCTGAGCTTGTTTCTGAGGTTTCTTCCTGATCTTCGGAATACATGATGTCCTCAGCCGACTTATCGTCAGTTGAGGTCTCAGTCTCCGTCGTCTCCGCTTCGGTCTTCAGCATGAGGGTCTTTCCGCATGAGTATCAAAATCTCAGCGGCAATCCTGCGCGCCGCTTCATGCATGGCCCACGCACGGTCATCCAATGGGTTAGGAGCGAAACTCTCGACCGTGCTTTGAAGATAAGCCTCGATCACCTGTCCTTGTTCGGTCGCAGCGATCTCAAAAAATGCTTTATTCACGTCGTGTCCGGGCTTCAAATAAGCGGGGACAGTACGATTGGAAATGTCTCTAAAGCGACGGGGCGCCTTGCTCACGGATCAGATTCCTTCCTTCTCGGAGCGCTGTTTGCAGAACTTCGTCCTGCTCGCTTGGTTCAATGATCACGACCAAATCATCACCGAGTTTGGCCTGGATGTTTTCTGCGGTTTCTTTTGCGTTGATCGATGCCATCGCTGACTCGCCCAGAAGGCCGACCATCAGCTGCAATAGATCTCGAGCTCGCTGAACTTCCTCGATGTCAGAGGCACGCTGCAGGGCAGAATCGAACTCGACCGGGAATTCCTTCTCTCCCACAATGATGTTCATCGGCAGCTCACCGCGGCGCTGCATGATGTAAGCAAAGCGCTGCATGATCTGGAGGGTCCAATCATTGTAGAGATTGGATCGGATGATCGCGAGGCGGCGGTCGTTTTGAGCTCGCTCATCAAGCCATTGGGTCGCGGATGGAGGCGTGTCACCAGACTGGCTAGGCTTGTCCTGATAAAGCGCCTGCTTGACCACCTGCCTCAGATCTTCGCGATCGAAATAGACATCCTGCCCGTCGCCTGGAGGGATCATAAAATCAAAGTTTGAGCGGGTCCCCGGTCGTCGGGGCAGGAATGTTCCGGCTTCAACACCAATGTCTGGATTGAAGACGCCATCTTGGTCATAGGTGATCGGAGGATCAGCCTGCTTTCCAAGGCGTTTCAGGTTGATGTAGCCGAGCTCGTCGAGTGTTCGAGCAGCCGCCACCACATTATCGCCAGGGCCTGGACCCCACGCGGAATCCGGCAAAGGGTTCCAGCGCTTGACGATAATGGGGCAGCTCCCAGCTCCCCGGAGCGTGCTCTCATGAGCATGGTCGTTGAAGAAGAAGACATCCCACTTCCAGACCACTTCGTTCGTGACGGACCAATCGCGATAGCACCCCTGCACCACGCGAACTTTTTTGTTTTTCCACTGCTTCGCTTGATACTTCTTCGGGATTTTAAAGTTGAAAATGTTCTTTAATTTCCGACCTCTAGTCCAGAACTCGTACCAACGACCATCGACACGACCGTCCGGACCGCAGTCGATGAGAAGGTTTGCCATAGGAATGGCCGTGCAGCAGATCGACTGATACGCTGCCTTGAACGGAATAAAGATGCCAGCTGCCCCGCCTGCAAGATCTTCCCAGCTTTGTTGAGACGCAGCGTAGAAATTCGAGGAACGAATCCCCTTGAAAAGCTTCTTCAAATAATCGTCTGCTTCATCACCAGCCGCAAGGACTGTCGCCTCGGAGGCACCTTCTACCTCGGCGATGGTAGCCCAGGCCTTATGTTGAGGCGTGAAGTAGTCGACCATATCTGACGCGAAGTTCTGCAACTCGATCTGAGCCGTTTGGTCGAAACAATCGGACTGCTTGGATCCGCCACTTTCAGGCGTGTTCTCAGCTAAAGTCGATGACACGCGCCGACGATACTTGGAACAGACCTCATAGAACTCGTTTGCTCTCGGCGCATGAGTATCGCGATCCGCACGAGCATCATTAATTCGCAGCAGTACTTCTTTGGCTCGATCGCTATTTGCAGGGTTGTTTTGCTCAATCATGCGGCACCGATCGACCCCAGTCCGCGGAATGCCCCGCCCTGACGGAACAACGACGATGCGAACGTATTGGAATTATCGACCCGGTTCTGACCAAGTAGCTCAAACAAACGAGTGTTTAGTGACCCGAGATTGGGTTGCTGTCGGGCTCGACGACCAAACTGGCGCGAAACCTCGAGAGCTTCTCGGGTCACATCTTCGCGGGTATTTTCGATGATTTCCGCATCAGCGCGAGCTTCTTCAAGCTCTCTGCGACGCTTGGTTTCAGGATCTTCCTTCGGAGCCTTCGCTTTGACGCTCATCTTTCAAAACCTTCGCATTCTGAGCACGAAGTGTCTTTGCGAGAGCGTATGGTCTCCACGCACTTCCAGAGACGC